CTCTAGCCGCTTGATTCGAGCGTTGACCCCGCGCATCTCTTTTTCAATACCTTCGTACCGAATCGCGCAGACATCAACGTGGGCGTCAATTTTGTGATCAACTTCAGATAATGTAACCATCATTGGACCAATTTGTTTTGGTTGGTTGGTGCAAGAGCGTTAAAAGTTGCGGCTTCTTTAGCTTGTTTTTTGGTTCTGTAGTCTTGACGTAGTTCCGCAACGGTTTTAGCGCCGGGGACACGCAAAGCAATGTTTTCAAGACCACGCATCAATGCGCTGGCGGTGTTGGAATAGTTGACCGCCCCTGGTTGTTTGACCATTGCGTCCTTGACCGTATCGCGTAGGTCAAGAATTTGCTCGCGGCCATCTTTACCAAACAACTCAGTCAACTTGTCTTCTTTTTCAAGTTTGTCAACAGCTTTACGGAAACTGTCAAACTTGGTCACACCATTAACGCCGGTTGCCTGACCTTTGAGCCATTGGACCGTCTGGCCTTTTAGTTCATTAATTGCTTGTTCGCCTTCGGGGCCAGCACGTTTGAGCAACGAAGTAATGTGTTGAATGTCTTCTTTTGAACTGCCAAGCACCACGTTATCAAATACGTCAGACAACCGGACAAGTCGATCCTCACCTTTGCTACCAACCAGTTTGGCAACTGCTCTAACGTCATCAAACTCTTTAGAAAATTGGCGACGAGCAGCGCGAGCCTCTTTGTATAGATCCCCTCCTGCACCTTCAGTTGATTGATCTATTAAATTTTTAAGTTCTTTGCCGTAATTTGAGTTGGGTGTCCCTGGCTGCGCTTTTTTGCCGATGTTCTGATACACATCTTCAAGCGCCCGAATAGAAATGTTGCCGGTATTGTTTGGGTCGTTAATCTTGAGTTGCTCAAGAGTATCTTGCAGAATTGGGGCAAGAGAAGTTCTGGTTGTAGGCGTTTGCTTGTTAATGTAGTCTTTCAAGCTCTGATACGGAACCTCTTGTAGCGTCTCGCCAGCGTTGTCTGCTGCTTTGTATTTTGTCTGATAATTTTTAATTGATTTTTCGTACTCTGCCATTAAAGGCTTATCAACAAGTTTGCCAACGTCGCGCAAGTAGATTGGGTCAACATCAGCTACGGTTGAGCCTGTGGCTTCGGTCAGTCTTTGGAACTGGCGACCAATTGCTTCTTGTTGCTGTTGCTTTAGGTTGGTCAACGGGGCTACCAACTGCGGCTTGTTGGACTTCAGCAAATCTTGTTCAAGTTGCTGTTGCGCCAGACTTTGAGTTTGCTCGCCCTTAGTCAGCGGAATGCCCTGACGTTGAGCGCGTTCTGCCCGCAACAACGCTTCTTGCGTCAACGCCGCCCCCCCACCACCCATCTGTGGTTCTGGCGTCCGTACTAGAGCGTTCTGTACAGTTTGGGCTACACGTTGAGCCGCTGGCGTAGCGCGAGTAGCAAGCGCGTTAAATCCTTGTGCAACTTGTCCGGCTTGACCAACAGCGGGTACAAACGCAGGAATCCCAGAAGTAAGTTGACCTAAAGAACGAAGATATTCCTGACCGCTTTCGGTGCGCGGGACATATGTTCCCGCTTCCATCACTCTTTCCATTGCTTTGACGTTTGGGCCTTGACCTAACCTGCCGCCCAAAATGCCAGCGATTGCCCCAACAGGCATTGCAACCGCACCTGTTATCGTAGACAACGCCGCTTCTGGAATACCAAGCAACCGATCTGCCATAGATGGTTCTTGGTATTTTGGCTGCGGTATTGCGCCGGGGATGTCGGCGGCACTAGGTACGCGCAACCGTTTAATTTCAGCGGCCAGCATTTTTGCCGCTTCAACGTCCCCGGCAGCGTCAGCGTTTACTAACGCTTTACCAAGTTGTTCAATGGTAGCCATTATCCACCGTATTTTTTAACGAGATCGTCTACAGCAGGATTGGATTCTGTCGTTGGTTTGCCGCGAGGTGAAAACTTTTGAATTTCTTTAGCGCCAGGGCCAGCTTGGATTTCCATTGCTTTAATGGCAGTCTGCCTAGCTTGTTTCTTTTGAGCCAAAACGGCATCGCTGTCGCCGCGTTGCGGGAAATATTTTTGATCTTCCCTTGCAAATTCATCTTGACCAATCGCCGCGCCGGATTCTTTGCGAAGGATTGCGGTGATAAAATTATTTTTTGCTTGTTGAACTTGCTGTTGTTCTGGGCTTGCCGTCAAAAGGTTGACCGCTGTTCCTATGCCATACGGAGCGCCAGCGCCAATAGCAGATTTGTCAATTCCAGACTTGGCAAGATCTTCAAGTACAGAATTTGCTTCTTTCATCCGTATGCCATAGGCAACAGAATTACCTTGAGCCTCATTAAGAGGTTTGCCTTCCACGCCCGTAACAGCAACAAACTTGCCTTGTGGATTTTCTGCGGTTGGTGGGTAAACAAAACCACCGGCAGCAGCGTCAAATCTTGGTTCTTGCCTTTCGCTAGTCGGAACAAACCTTCTTGGGTTTTGTAAAATTTGTTCCCTAGTTGCGTAAACAACTTGACCAGTTGTTTTGTCAAGAGTAGGTATAGGAGCCAACGGTTGCGCTGGCGGTCTGGTAGCTGCTGATCTTGCAACAACAAAATCTTGATACGAGCCTTTGAACCCGCCGCCCTCTTGGGTTTTCGCAAAGTTGTATTCTCTAACTAAAGACGGTTGTGCTTCTGATTTTTCTGGCGCGGTGTAAACAGGTTTGCCGCCTTGGAATACAGTAGCGCCAGGAGAAACAACAATATTTTTGTTTACTTCATCTCTACGCGATTCCAACGCTTTTGCGTAAGCAAGCGACCGTTGAGTCCCCTGGGCATAAGCAGCTTGAATTTGACGATCCAATTGATCAAGATCGGCGGCAAGCATATTGGTAGGCAAACTTGGTTGCGCTTGGGGCGCAGCCATCGCGGCCAACTCGTTGGCCCTATCTGTTTGCGGGGTAGCTAATGCGTTGTACGGAGCATTGACCGGCATCACTTGCAAAGATGGCCGTTGGACCGGAGCGGTTGCAACCGTTGGTTCTGCCGTTGGTGGAGGTGCTTTGGGACTAATTAAAGATTGAAAATCTTCTTGCTCTTTAATTTTCTGAAGACCAGCGTATCCAATTTCTGCGTATTTAGGCAGTTTGGAGTTGATCATCTCAGTAAACGCCATCTTTAGATTAGAAGGCCCGCCCGCTTCAGTAATCTTTTTTTGCATTTCGTCTAATGCAAGGCGATCCTGCTGAAGCTGCGCTAGTTGCTGCTCATGAATTTGTCGAGCAACGCGCCCAGACTTGATCTGCTCAAGCGCCGCCACATCCTGCAACGGATCTGGCATATTAAACTTGGGCGCTTGGTAAGCGTTTACAATCGTTGGGTCAAGAGGTCTGAGTGCCATAATTGACCTTTATTATGGTAAAGAATACTGATTTGGATATGTATTTCCATACATTCCAGACAACGCATTTGTCCGCTGACCATACTGATATAGTTGTCCAGCTTGCCCAATTGCGCTAGATAATGCGTTAGTTCCACCAAGATAACCAGATGCCCGCGCAGTACCAATATCTTGCAGATTTTGACCAGTTTGCGCGCCAAATTGTTGCGCCGCGTTAGTCAACGCTCCAGTTGCAGTCTGCCCAACACCAGCCAATGACTGAAGCGGGTTAAGTTGCGCGTTACGTTCAATCTGATAACGGTTGAAAGCGTTTGTGTACTCTTGCGACGCAAGATCTTGACCGTAGCGTTGCGCCCCTTTGAGCGTAGCGCCAGACAACAAACCGCCGCGAGCAGCGGCAGTACGGTCAAGTGCTTTCATACCTTCGGACAACCGAAACGCGTAACCGGGGTCTTGCGTAAATTGATCCATACCAAACTTGGTATAGTCAGTTAGCGGAATCAGCTTGTTGAGCGCCCCAATACCTGCTTGACGAAACGGTTCTTGAAGTTCAACTTGCTTGTTGAACATCCGTTCTTGAGCATCTTGCGCGGCCTGAGTAGCTTCAGCTTGAGTATTAGCTGCGCTTCTCGCAGAGCTTGCGCCTAGTAATCCTGCGCCGATAGTGGCGGCGGCCATCCAAGCTAAAGGCATATCAGTTCCTTTTGATCAAAACTTGATCAACTTTGTTTGTGTCAGTCTCTTCTGTGGCGTGAACACAGAACCATTCACTATCTTCAAGCGCGTGAATCACATGATTAACGCCAACCTTGATTTCTATACACGCTGGCGCTTCGTATTCGGTTTGGTCATTATCGGTCAAAACAACAACTTTACCTTTAGCCAAAATGCTCAAGTGACTGTAGTTGTGCGCGTGTTGACCAGCCTCAAAACCTTTGGGGATAACCATACGTTTGGCGTACAAACCATCGCTAAAATAGTGCTCAACGCAAGGGTCAGCCTCAAAAATACCTTCGCGCTGGCGCATAATTTCTGCGTAACTCAAGTGATCTCCCGCCCGTTAGCCCGAATGTTAATTGCTGATGCCGTCCCCGCGATGGTGCTGATAAAACCGCTAGGGCCAAGCGCAGCGCCAGTAATCTCAGGGAAGGTATACGTCTCTGACGGTTGTAGCGTCTTGGTCTTGACGATTAAGTTCTGATTGCCAGCCGAGTCTGCTGCCGTGACCAAGTTGACGCTGATCGTTGCCGCTGCCGCGCTGAAGTTAGTCGCGGTGAACTTATCCACAAGCGCGGTTACGCCGTTGGCGGTGTATTGGGTCGTCTGACTTGGTTCAGCCAGCTTTGCCGGAATCAAGACTTTTACAGTTACAGTCATGGTTGCGCTGCCTTGTAAGCCAAAACCAGCGCGTCGTAGTCGCCGCCGACTTGAGCTTTGAGAACGTCCCTAATCCTGATTGACTTGCTTTGCTCTGCTTTTTCAGTCCTCACCAACGACCGTAGACGGTCACGGTACTGATAATCGCTGATCGCCTGAACGTCGTCATCAGACAACGAGTGCGGCAGATCCTCAACTTTCACGCCCTTGAACGCTACCCAATCCTGCGGCCAATCATCCGATGGAAGTGCGAGTAGCATAGCAGAATAGTTGTCAATGTTCACCTGATACGCATAGATTTCCATCTCGCGGTGGTAGGCGTTCATGACTGCCGAGGCTAGTTTTTCGTTGTCAGTAATCATCTTGATTTGTCAGAAAAAGCTACAGAATTTGCGACGCCTAAAAGAGTGCTAGGGCTGGCATACGCTGACCCAAACCCACCGGCAGATGTCCACGGGTACGCTCTAGTATAGGGCGGCGTTGAAGGTATCGCCGCAGCAATTTCCGTCCCTGTACTAGACCAGTCCACAGATTGTACAACTTGCAGTATTGACGGGCTTGAGTACAAAGAACCAAAGCCAGAAGACCATTGGTACACTTTTAACGAGTTGGGAGTAGAGTTATTTCCAACTGCAAGTTCAGTCCCCGCAGGTGAAAACCTAATCCCAAACGCTGGTCCCGCTACAGGGCTTGAAGGGTTGGAATATTTGGTTCCAAACCCAGACGATGTTACGGGGTACGCCGCAATGAACGGAGTCGCGGTGCTGCCAATCGCAACGTCATTCGTTACTGGGTTGAACGATATGCTTTCTGAGTTGTTGCCAAACGGTGGCAGCGACGCTGGGTTTGCGTACTTAGTGCCAAACCCCGTTACCGATGACCACGGGAACAACGAGATAACCGGAGTTGCGCCTTGGCTAAACGCAACCTGGGTGCTGTCGCCGTTTAGCGTAACGCCAGTTGAGAAGCCAGCAGAATTTAACGCTGGTCCGTTTGAATACTTAGACCCAAACCCGCTCGCTTGACTCCACGCCCATGCTTGCGGAAAAGAAGGGTTCAGCGCGTTTGACGTTAAGATTGCGTCAACATTTTTTGTCCAGGTAAACCCTGCGGGGCCAAACGCAGACGGGCTTAGAGGGCTACCGGCGTTAGAGTATTGCGTTCCAAACCCAGAGCCAGACCACTGCCACACAAGGAAAAAAGGCGACGTAGTACAGGACGCCGAGATGTTTGAGTTGTCTGTGACAAAAGAAATTTGGTTAACTGGGTTGGAAACCGTTGGGGCTGTGAAGATTGACCCAAACCCAGTCGTTGAATTCCAGTTGTAGACCGAGATTCTTTGTCCCGCCGTGGGACCACCGTAAGCAATATAGATTGACGGGACAACGGGAGGGGGAGGGCCACCAAAAGTGAACATCCCCAGAAAGCCACTCATGACACACCCAGACCGAAAACGTACCAAGTATCGGTTGCGACCTTGATCATAGTAGCGACGCCGTTAGACGCGACTGATCGATTGCCGGTAGATGTGCTGTTGGCGAGCTTGAGCGTGACACCCGCCCCTGCTTGGATAACTATTGCCGTGGCGTTGCTCACCACGCTAATGACCGTGCCAATGTCAAAGGCTACGCTGCTGTTAGGCGGTACGGTGACGTTGCTAGTGATGTAGAGGTGCTTGGCTGAGTCTGACAAGACCAGCGTACCGCTAGTGTTGTCTGACTGGGGCATGGTCCGAAAGCCAAACCCGTACAAGTTACCGGAGCTATCTTTGACGGTTGACGCGCTGTTAAGACCCGTAATGGTCTTGTTAGTCAGCGTTTGCGTACCCGTAAGCGTGACAACGGTGTTGTCAATGCTGATCGTGCCGGTCGTAACGATTGGACCGCCGGTCAGACCCGTGCCGGTGTTGACCTGAGTAACGCCGCTATCAAACGCTGGCTGACCTACGGGGCCGAGTTCCAGCGTGTTGACCATGCTGTAAAGCTCGCTTACCTGCGAGCCAATCGGGTCGTAATTGAAGTCTTCAATCGCGGTTGAATTTGCGCCAGATCCGGTCAACGTAAACAGGTTTAGGAAGAACCGATACCACTCACGCGACATCAACCCCGTGCGCGGGTCAATAAAATCAACCCGAGGCGCAGGGATCTGCGTGATGTTATTGATGACTGGCATTAAGCGTTTGTCCCGCTCAAGTGCAGTTCAGCCCCCATGATGGCAATCTTGACCGGATCTGTGCCGGACAACTCGTAAACTCGATCACGCAGTTTAAGTGTCATACCAAGGCGACGCCAGAACACGCGGTGTTGGTAAACGCCGATCTTGCCCAACGGCGACCAATGCTCGTTAGACCAAGTATGCCCACCATTGTCAGACCAACGCAGCATGACTTGCGGGTCAGATCCGATGGTGGGTTCGCCTTCAGCTACGGCCAGCAAGAAATCGCCGCTTTCGGTTGTGATAAACAAACCGGATTCGGTAAGCAGATACGTTGGATCTGTACCGCCGCTGTTGTTGATACCTACGCCCGACTCGCAGTCTAACTGTAGGCTATGGTGTGCTGTACGGTTTAGGTTATTCTGCCCCGTAGGCAACGCCCGCCAAGAGCGCAGCCACTTTTGAGGGCCACCGTTGTCAGCGTAAACGTCTAGGTCAAACGCATACAAGTTGCCGTTCTCAAAGTCGCCAACAATGATTTCGCTGTTAAACGCCATCTGGCAGTTGCTGCGATGCCGCAAGAACAGACCGTTAGAGAACGCCGCCCGCTCATGCCACGCTTGTGTGGATACGTCGTACACCCACGTTGCGTTGCCCGATGGGAACGTCAAAACGTAGAAGGCGTGACCTTCCTGCTGGTATGTGTAGCCAATCGCGTCGCTAATATTGCCGTACTGAGCAATGGCGTATTCAATCGCGTGGGTGCTGATCCGCTGGCCGGTGTAGCCGTTGGCGCGGTAGACGATGCCCTGCCCGCGAGCGTCTGCCCCCAACCAGAACAAACCGTTGTCTAGCTTGGCAACCGAGTATGTTGCCGCGCAACCAATCTCGTTATACGCGCCTTGGATGCGTTGCAACGGGAAGTCTGGGTTACCCGCGTCGTACCAAACTTCAACCGAGTTGGTCCCAAACAACCAGACTTCGCGGTGGTCAACGATCATACTGACCAGACCGTCTGGCGATCCTTCTGCGCTGGCAAAATCTAACGGATCAACCGACGTACCTTCCAACAGCGCAGTCACCCAGACCTTCTGGCTGTTGGGTTCAATAAATACAAAGTACCCGTCTAGATAGCCAACAGCCACCGCGCCGGGGAAGTTTACGTCGGTGATCTGTACAAAGACGTTGGTTGATGAGTTGTAGATGTAGCTTGGGCCGTTACAAGCAACAAACAATTGCGTACCGTTGTCGGCCATACTGACCGGCCCCGTGCCGGATACCGTACCCAACAACGTAGAAACGTAGTTGTTAGTGATCTTGTAAAGTTGCAACCCGCTGACAACGTATCCAACACCGTTGAACGTCCACAGCCCCCGAATGGGACCAGTGCCAACCGTGGCGAGCAGCGAAAGGCCGGGGGCGCGGTTTAGGAACGCGGGTTCTTTGCCGCCTTCAGGAACAATCTCAGGGAAGAGATTGACCATGCGGTTGTCGGCAGCGTTGATGCTCCGAGCAACATACGCCGATCCCAGAATCGGCGTCTTCATTAGTAGTTACCGGCGTAGATGTTGAACCGCTGGCGCGTTGCAACGATTGCGTAAGGCATCGACATCACATCGTCAGGATTGTTGATGCGCTTCAGATTACGCTTGCTGGTCATAGCAATCCGCTTGACCTGCTCTGATGGTTCAACACCAAACTCAGGAGCAATTTCCATTGCCAAGTTGTAGGTAAACGCCCTCAAGTATCCTGGTGGGAACGCTAGGATGGTTGCCAGCGTTGCGGGTTCGGACAATTTATCAACGCTGACAATATGCCATTCCAAAACCCGCGTGGGTTTGGGATAGATCGTCATCGTAATGTTGGGGTAAGTCATGTTTACAAACATGACCTGCGGGTAGGTAGATGTTACGGTCTTGACCGCAATGCCGTCGTACTGCTGCTGGTTGATTAGCTTGATGCCGTAGCTGACGTTTGTAGTTGCATCGCGAAAATACGTCGCGTCATCCACTAAGATCGGACGGTTACCTACAAAATCACCCGTAGGGCCAAGCGTCCGAGTAATTAAATCTGGGGGCCAGTTAAAGACCTGATCTTGCGTGCTAAACACCGACAACCGCTCAGTGTTCCACGAATCAATCATCTGATTCATTGCCATCAATGAATCTTGCATTACTGCTGCCGAAGTGGTCTCACCTTCTGCTAGGACACCCAACAGTCGCAGGGCGCGGTTGATCTGCTCACCAGCCGAATATGTTGCCATCGTAAACCTCGAAAGGAGGGGCCGAAGCCCCGCCTGTTAAGTCAAGCAGTGAATAGTTGCGAAGTTTATGATAACAGCCTCAGAAAGAGCGCCGCCAGTCAAATTACGCAACGTAACAACCGCAGATCCAGTTGTCATGCTAGAGATATAAGTCGTGTACGCCGCTGCCGTACCACCACCTGAAATGCAAACAATCAGTACATCGTTTGCAGAAATCAGCGAGTTATTCATCGTAAACGAAACAGCGGTGTTAGCCGCTAGTTCCGCGCCGTTCATCGTAATACGACCGGCGCTTTTGTTCAGCGTAACGGCAGTAGACTTGCTGGTTGCTTGCGTAACTGCACCTTGAGCGCCCGCTGCGTACCCAATTTCCTGACTTGCGTAACAAGTCGTAAATTCTGGGTCGGAATATGCGACCCCAATTGCTTGCGTATTAGGCATAATGATTCCTTAAAAAAGGGGAGGGCTTGTGACCCTCCCCCTAGATTTAGGCTTTTAGCCCAAACGATACACAACGTAAGTACCGTCGCCGGTCTTACGGAAGCGGAACAACTGGCTAGTTGTAACAGCGATAGCAACCAGGGCGTTGCCGCCATCGGTCACACCAGTGTTAACAGCCAACGTCACCGCGCCAGACGAAGTGCCAATGTTGACGATTGACAGGTCAAACGTGCTGCCAACCGTAGCGTTAGGAACGGCAGCATCAATTGCCGTACCCAAAGGCAACGTGTACGTTGCGGCACTCGTTGATGGGTTAGCCACCAACATCTGATTAACGATCTGCGCTGCGGTAAGAGTTGCAGTTGCCGTAGCTGTCTGAGGGACAGCCATAGCACCCATGATTGTTTCTTGACGGTTACCTGCACCAACTTGGTAACCACCACCACCATTAGGTAATGCCATGATAATTTCCTTAAAAATAAAATCAAACAGGGGCAAAAGCCCCTGTCTTTAACCCCACATACGGCAAGCCATTTGCGGACGGATTGTTGAGAAGCCATAAAGAACATCAATACGACATGGCAGACGGTCGTTGTTAATATCGTACTGGCGCACGACACGCAACGAAATACCGTTATGTACTGCGCGAGCAGCCATATCAACACCCTGCGGCAGCAACAAGTCAGCCGTAGCAAACGTGATTGCGTCCTTGTGGTAGACGAGGTTCTGTGGGTACTGAGTTGAGGCAGTACCAACAAACGTGATGACCGCGCTGGTAGCTGGGAAGGCATTGATCGTTGCCAAAGCATTCGTCGCAGTGTAAAGCGCAGGAGAGATTGCCAAGGTCATCGAAGTGCCGGAGGTCACGCTGTTGTCAGCGGTCACAACGAACTGCTGAAGCGCACCAGTTGACTCACGGGTCTGTGGGTTAACTGCAAACACACCGTTGATGGTGAAAACGTCGCCTTGCTTAACCGTCTTGGTTCCGCTAGAGAACGTGATGGCGAGGGTCGATTGACCTTCGGCAAACGTGGCGCTTGCGGAAACAATTGGAGAAGCAGGGAAATCACCCGTGGTGTGCTGCTTGATCGACTGAGACATATTGATCTCGTCGTAACCCAGAACGCCCGTGCCCATCATGCCGTTCTTGAACTGCTTGCTGATGGTATCAACCGGATTAAACAGACCTTTCAAGCCTTCGACCAGACCAGCGTTGGCAGCGGGGTTAACCGTTGCATAACGTGGGTTCATGACAGCGGCGTTCTCGTTCAGTTTCTGTTGAGCTTGCAACAGAACCAGCGAGGAGGCTGGAGTCGTTCCGGGTGTACCAACGGTGTTACCGATTGCTTTGTAAGCATTGGCAACGTCAGCGTCAATGCTGGAAGCCAACTGCGAGATACGCGGCTTGAGAACGCGCTCTGCGAAGTCATCCAACTGCATGGTCAGTTCGGCAGAAGTGAAGTTCACGCCGATGTGCTTCTGGGTCGAAACGGTCAGGGTTGTAAACTGCTCGTTGTCGTCCTGAACTTGCAGGGCAGCACCGTCAGTCACCAGAGCGCGGTCGGGCAGACGAATACGCAGGGTCGAACCGATCTTTGCGCCTTCAACAGCGAAAGAATCGTCGTACTGGCGGTTGACGTTACGGGTGAGAACCAGATTGTTTTCCAAGATCTCCAGGGCCTTCCTGGTGATCATGTCAATCGTAAGAATGCTATTTGACATGGTAATTCCTAAAAGAAGTTAGCGATTCTGAGCTTGCCACTTCTTAGTCTGGCGCAGCCTTTCTGCTTCAATCCATTCCGATGCAGTCATGGTCTTGGTCGACCGAGGATCGGTCGTGTCATAACTCGGATTGCCTGAAGTTCTGGCGTTTACTGGACTAATCGGTGCGGGCGCGGACGTAGTACGTTTGACCGGGACATCGTTGGCTATTTTAGCCTCAATGCGTCCAATCTCCTTTGCTTGCAAAATCGGGCTAAGACGAGAAATGCGATCTGTCTCTTTTGGATTGGACCCGAGGTAATAAGCTACATCAGGGCCAGCATCAGAGGCTTGAATCGCTTGCGCCATCACGGTCGTGATCTTAAGAGTTGGGTTGTACGCGACTTGTTCAAAGTCATCGTACTTAGACCGAGCCTCTTCTTCACGCTCGTGATATGCCTCAAGAATCTCCGTCTGTTGGCGATGCTGTTCTCGCTGTTCAATTAGTTTGATTGCCTTGGCTTCTGCATACGCATCAACCGAATCAAACTGATCTGCTGGCGGGACATCAACGGCAACGGGCGGCGGTGCTTGACGCTCACGCTCCCACTTTCGCTGTTCTCTTGCGAGACGTTTCTGGATTGCTGCATCAAGTTCCTCTTGCGAGAATGTCTTGGGCGCAACTTCCGGCGTATCTACAGGTTCCGGGGCCGCCGTGGCCTCCAGTTCCGGCGCGGGCGCTACTTCCGCTTCAGACGCTACTACTACTTCTTCGGACATTTTGAATCCTGAGATTCCCCGGTGATCCGCGCCGGTACGGTGATACTACACTACAAGATTCTTAAAAACAATGTGGGGCTTGAACCGTTGTCGGTAAAGCCCATGCAACGCCACGTTCCGGGTAGCGTGGTTGAGTAAGTAACAAGGTTGTACGTCCCCGATGGAATTAAATACGACCCTGCAATATCGTTGCCGGGGTAAATGGTTCCAAACGGAAAAGACGTTGCGCGGGCAAAGCAATACGTCCCAACAACAAATGCCGTTGTTGGCCCCGCGCTTGGTGCGCTTGTCCAAGTTGTGCCGTCGCTCACCAATACGTTTCCAGCCGTTCCGGGCGCAACAAGTTGCACCGCACTTGTGCCGTTGCCAAGAACAACAGAGTTGGCGGTCAACGTACTTGTACCAGTACCGCCGCTAGATACCGGAACGGGCGTACCAGAATAAGTAAGCGCCAAGGTTCCGGTCGAAGTGACTGGACTGCCAGTAACTGTAAATGCTGCTGGCGCGGTAAGCGCGACGGAAGTAACACCGCTGCCACCGCCAGCCGTGGCAGACAATGTGCCGCCAACAAAACTGAGGTTAGACCCGACCACTACGTTAGAGAACCCACCGCTGCCGTTACCAAACAGGATAGATGTGCCGGTGGTCAGGCCGCTGACGCTGCCGATGCCTGGGATGTCATCGTAGGTGGCAATCGTGACGCCATCTGAGTCTTTAAGCAGAAACTTATACGTCAGTGTAGACGTTAGCCACACTTCGTTATCCAAACGCCCTGCTGAGTTTAAGACGATTGGATTGCTGTTGGCCGTTGAGCCAGCAGCGGTCGTGAAGGTAGCCAGCGGCGTGGTTGTACCAGCGGCATAGGTGTACAACAAACCGCCCGCGAGCGGAACGCCGCTATTACTAAAGAACTGCTGTGCAGCCCCCGCTACGGGCGATAGGTTAACTGGCATCTATAATCACCCAAGAAGTTGTTGCCTCGTCCCATTGATACCGCTGACCGTCAGTTGGATATGGTGTTGGAGCATCCCATAACCCGGTTTCCTCGTTCAAAACCCAAGACGGAAATGGCTGCGGAAAAATCCACCGACAGGTTTTTTCGTTCAGAGTACATGATTCAGACGGTCGTGGCGGGATAAAAGCATCACGCTGCGCGTCATAAGTGTAGCCAATACCTGCAAAGTTTTTGCGGAACGGCTTTCCTTTCGGATGCTGACCACCTTGCGTGTTGTAGCTAGTGCGCTTCCAAATGTTGCCGGTTTCAAGCAACAGAATTTGCTCCATACCAGATTTGACAGTTTCATCCCAACCCGGAATAACACGGATTACAATATTTTGATGATCAAGTTCAGCGTAATATGCCATTTACATCACCATTGAATTGTGCCGGTTCCGGCAGTAAATCTATAAACTTTATAGCCGGATCTGGTTGTTGTATCCAAAGTGTAAGTTAACCCGCCGCCAATTGACGTTAAATTATCAAATGTATTCGGATAGGCAATAACAACAACCCCAGACCCGCCAGCGCCAGATGTATTCGTTCCCGCTGCTCCAGATGTTCCACCTGAACCGCTATTTGCAGCTCCAGATCCTCCATTCCCGCCACTATTGCCAGTTCCACCTGTTGCATAGGTTACAGATGCGCCAGTAATCGAATTTGAAGTTCCTACGCCTCCAGATACCGTTGTTGCAGCCGCACTAGAACCACCGCCACCACCGCCAACACCTCCAGCCGGATTTGCCGCACCATTGTTACCTTGCGATGGAGTAGTTGACGGGGTGTTTCCAGATCCCCCTGCTTGCGCTCCGGGAGTACTAGAACCACCTCCGCCACCACCAGATCCACCATTACCACCGACATCACCGCCTGTTAGCGCAGCCCTTCCACCACCACCGCCGCCAGCAGCACTAATTGTGGAAAATACGGACCCAACACCCTGTGTTCCGCTTGTTGAATTTGCTTCGACGGTTGAGCAGGTTCCCGCAGCTCCCCCCGCCCCTACTGTGACCGTGTAACTAGTTCCAGCAGATACAGAAAATGATGCGCTTGTTAAATACCCGCCAGCCCCGCCACCACCGGCGTTGACACTATTTGTTGAACCACCCGCACCCCCGCCCCCGGCAACAACCAAATATTCAACAGATGTTGGAGCATTTACAGCCGATTGCCAACTCATCACGCCGCCAGTTGTGCAAATCAACGATTGACCATTAGCCGTAGGCAACGCGCTTGGCAGCGTATAAGACTGAGTACCTGCCACCGCTGGCGCAGTCATCGTCACCGTGCCGCTCGTTGAACCTCTGTGAACAGTTGACGAAAATGATCCCTGTGTAAACGTACCTGCCGCTGCTGCCGTCCCGCCAATTGCGGGAGGAGAAGCCAGATAATTGCTAAAGCCAGTACCGCTGACCGTTGAGCTTGCCGAAAGCGTTGTAAATGCTCCAGCTCCACCATTAACAACAAACGATCCGGCGCTTCCGGTGTTGACGCCCAATGCCGTAACAACCCCCGATCCGGTCGTTATTGTTGCGGGAGCTGCGCCAGCTCCACCACCGACAACCAAAGCGTTTGCCGCAAGCGCGGCACTAGATGCCCATGCCGTCCCGCTAGAGAAATATGGAATGCCACCAGACGTGCCGGCAATCGTAAATGCTGGCGTTGTGGTTGGCGTGCCAACGGACACAATGCCGCCAGTCCAGCCAACGCTTGTAACCGTGCCAGTCCCACCGCCAGCGTAAGCAAGCGAGTTCCAAGCGGTTGTACCATCACCAAACTTTTGCTTTCTGGTGTCGTTTTCAATGCCAACCTCGCCAGCGGCGAGAACTGGGTTGGCACTTGTCCATTGTGCGGCAGTACCGTTTCTGATCTGAATTTGCACCGGCATTATGGTGTTCCCCCGTCAATTGGCGATATGGCAGCATAGGTAGACGATGGTGTGCCGCCATCAAGATTTGGACTTCCACCGCCGCCGCCACCCGCAGCCCACGACAGATTTCCAGACGCATCCGTTTTTAAGAAATAATCAACAACAGGCGCTGTCGGCCAAGTGTACGTTGTAGTACCGGCAGTTGCTTGAGCGGCAAACCCAACATACCCAGAAGTTGACCCTTGGATGCGGATTGGCTTAAAAGACTGAAGCGCGGTAGAGTTTGACGCAAGAACACCGTTGCCGCCAATCTGAAAGTTATACTGGTTAGCTGTTCTGTCGTAAGACAGGAAGTCGTTTGCGTCAAAGGATACCGTTGGGTTTGACGCCGCCAACGTCAAATTGTAGTTGGCATCAATCGTGTACTGCGACGCAGTAATGTTGCTTGCCGAAAAATTACCGCTGCCGTCTCGCCGCACCAAAAAATTATTGGTGTTTGCGCTAGAAGAGTTAACACCAATATTTGGAACAGATGCAGTTCCGGTGTCAACAACCGGGGCCGTAACAGCTACGCTTGTGACAGCCCCAGTTGGCGCTTGCCAAGAAGCGGTAGTACCCGTAGACGTTAATACATGACCAACCGTTGCGCTAATTGGCAACCGGCTAGACGTATTAACCCCGGTTCCAATGATTAGATCGCCAGTTGATGTGATCGGCGACAGCGCATTAAACCCTGCTGCTTTGGCGTTCTGACCCGTACCGCCGTTGGCAATCGCAACGATCCCAGTCAAATTGGCTGCGTTACCAGTCGTGTTCTGGTTCAGCGTTGGTACGTCAGATGCCTGGATCGCAGACATTGACACGTTTGTGCCGTTGCCGCGCAAGAACAATCCAGACGTTGTAGCCCCGGCCAGCGCATTGATTGCGGCCTGTTGGTTACTTTGACCCGTACCACCGTTAGCAATTGCGACCGTGCCAGACGTAATCTGCGAGCCGGAAATTGCAATGTTGGTGTTTGCTGCTGCTGTTAGCTGGCCGCGTGAGTTGACCGAATATGTCGGGACTTGCGAGCCGCTACCGTAGCTACCAGCCGTAACAGCGGTGTTGGAAATAAGAAATTGATTGGTAGATAACGACAGCCCCGCGCCAGCCGTGTACGCAGTAGCGCCAGACGCAAACTGCGTAAACACCAAACCAGTTGTGCCAACCGTAATCGGCAACGGTGTGGTTTGCACCCAAGATGTGTTGGTGTTGACTGTTCCGGCAGTAATCAGGAAGTAATTACCAGAATTGATCTGGTTGTAACCGCTGCCCGACGTATTCATGTCGGTTGCGCGGGTTAGCAGGAATGGGGTAGACCCATCACCAACCGTAGTTACAGTATAAACTCCGTTCTGTAGCGCAGATGCTTGATCTTTAACGAGAATTCGGTTGCCAACGCTAGGCGTAACCGAGTCAACCGTCAGCGCACCGTTAGCCGATGCGGTCAGCGTTGCACCAACACCTGCCGTTCCGTTGCTATACGTTACCGTTGGCAGGGCGGCAGTTGTTGCCAGATTACAGGCCGCGTGAAACGTGAGACCAGCAGCAATTGCATCAACGTAAGTCTTGTTGACCAGATCGTTGGCGTTGGCTGGTGCGGTAGTAATCTGACCCGTAGAGGTCGTGAACACAGTAAATGCACCTGTAGCTGGCGTGGTAGCCCCTACAGACGTATTGTTGATTGTGCCGCCGGTAAACGTACCACCCGTTACCGTTTTGCCCGTAAACGTCAGCGCGGAGGGCAGCGACAGCGTAACTGCTGATGATCCGCTAGATGTGATCTCGTTAGCCGTGCCGGTTACGCTTGTAACCGTGGATGTACCAGCCGACGCTGCGGTAATACGTCCATAAGCGTCAACCGTTAGGTTGGTGTTGGTGTAGCTACCGGGGGCAACTGAAGTTGCCGCCAAGCTAATTGTGCCGCTTGTGGTAATCGGGCCACCAGTCAGTCCAGCACCCGTTGCTACGCTAATGACCGAGCCGGAACCGCCGCCACCGATATTGCTAACGGCAACCTGTTTGGTTACGCCGCCTTGGACAATAGGAACGACTTCAGTACCCGCGAGCGGGGTAGTCGCCGCCGGTAAACCTGTAATCGTCGTATTTGCCATGCTTTACTCGAAAAACACCGTTGCTGCAACGGTCCCACTAATCACAACATACAGGCCAGAGCTAAAGTAAACCCCGCCCTCGTCGCCGGTAAACACGTAACTGGTCGCACCAGTTGGCGTAAACACCCCGACAATCGTGTCGGTTGTAGTAGCAGCGGCGCTGTTGTACACCGTAATCGTCGGTGTACTACTAGCAGAAGATACGAAGATGCCCTTGAGCTTGCCACCCATCGGCTTGACGTTGGCCGTTGCGGTTAGATACCTATAAGTCGAAGCCATAATTACCTCACGCCAAGAAGCGCAGTTTGTAGAGGGTTCTCAGATAAATTTCAATGATGTTGTCGATTAATTGTTGCAAAGACATATCTGTCTTGTCCACAACCTCGTACCGACAAGCTTCAATTTCCTTCAGTTGCTCTTCCAAGAATTCCACGATATTAGTCGTTTTCTTGGCCGTCATCAACGTGATTGGACCGATTAGTCCGTGCCGACCCTGGTAGGTTTCGGCAAAATCATCTGCCGCTTCAATAATCAACTCGTAGAACTTCTGCAACGCCTTGTGCTTGCTGTAACTGCGGGTGTTCAGATGTACGCTATGGGCTACATCACGCCCCAAGAATAACATCCCCATAAAATCGGCGGCTTTCATTGCATCATCCCTTGCTCAGGCATATCCATCGCCGCAGGTTCTTCACGCATCTCAGGCATCAACATACTCTGTGATTCCATCGCCGCAGCCACTACGCCCATCGCAATATCTTGGATCTGTTCTTCAGTCATACCCGACTGTACGGCGCTAATACGCTGCGTCTCAGCTTGGTACGCCTTAATCTGCGCCTCAAAGTCCTTGCGCTCCATGTCCTGCGCTTCCATTGACTTGCCGACATTCTGCAACATCTGGTGCAACTGATCCAACTCTGCCGCCATTGCTTGCATCTGCTGGTTGGCAGCTTGCAGAGCAGGATTATCCTCGGCATCACCCATGAGTTTGGGGTCAATCGTCTTGGCAAACCGCTTTGCCATTTCCTGCGCCCCAGGCCAGTCCATGTTCTTAACGAACAAGTCGCCAGCAACCGTCCACAGTTGTGGATTACCCTGCAACAGTTGCGCCATCGCCTCTAACGCCTCTTGGCGCTTGGTAGCGTACCCCGGACCAGTTGCAACCACTACGTCGTACTTGCCAACACTTGGATTGTAGATCTTGTCGATCACAATACCCTCTTGATTCTGGATCTTAC